AACGACCCCGACCCCGACCGCCCGCTCGGCCACTCTCTCATTACGCCCGAGCTTATGGGCATCGTCGATAAGGCTATGCGCGACGTGGCAAACATGGAAATCGGCGCGGCTTTGTTTACATATCCACAGCGTTATATTCTCGGAGCGGCAGAGGGACTTTTCGGCGACAGTGTAAACGACGAGGACGGCGAAGATGGCGAGGACGACGAGGACGAAAAGAAACACGAGCCAAGCACTCCAGCTTCACGGTTCAAGCTATACACCGGCGCAATTATGGCAATCTCGCGCGATGAAAACGGCGAAATTCCACAGGTCGGGCAATTTGCGGCAGGTAACGCAGAGAATTTCACCCGCGTTTTTGAAAACGACGCTCAACGTTTCAGCGGCGCAACAAACGTGCCACTCGCGCAGCTAGGCGTTCTCTCTAACACGTACACATCTTCCGACGCTCTCGGCGCGGCTAATGACCCGCTTATTCTTGAAGTTGAGACAGCAAACAGACGCAATGCCGAAGTACTCGAAAACATCGCTCGTATGATTATGGCCGTCGCTAACAACAAGGCACTAGACGAACTCACCGACGAGCAGAACAGCGTTCAAGCATACATGCAAGACCCGAGCATGCCTACAATCGCGGCACGTGCCGACGCATGGACTAAGATGTCCGCCGCTGATAAATCAATCGTTGGAACGCGTGTCTACTACGAGGGCATCGGGCTTTCGCAGCCAACCATTGACCGCTTACGCGCCGAACAGCGACAGGCGGGAGCGCTTGATATGCTTTCCGCCATTGCCGCAAAAATGGAGGGTTAATGATACCTCGCGAAACGTTCGACAGGTTCGACACGTCATTACAGACCGCGGCAACACTTGCGGAAAACGCCGTCGTTGAGCTTATGGGCGATACTGTCGGCATGACCGAAGCACAAACACAGGCATATCTATTGCAGCGATATCCCGCACTCGTGAAGGCGTACGGCAATCTTGCAGCGGCGGCAGCCGTTGAGTATTACAACGACTTACGCGCAACGTATGACCTCGACAGCGATTTTACGGCAACCATTCCCGAGATTAACAAACACTATCAAGCAATCGGAGACGTTAACCGCACGCTAGAGGAAGCCGACGACATAACGCAGGTACAAAGTAATCTTTCAGCGTTGAGTGGCCGCCGCGTCATGGAATACGCGGACGATACCTTCACCGATAACGCATTACGCGACCCCGCGCACCCTCGTTGGGCTTTGATACCACATGCGGGCGCGTGTGCGTGGTGCTTGCTAATCGGTTCAAACGGTTTCGTTTATTCCGAGGACGGCGTACTCGCTTCAAGGCATACGCACTGCAAATGCACACCTACAGTGGACTTTGGAAACAGTCCTGGCGTGCAAGGCTTCAACCAAAAGAAGCTGCAAAAGTATTACAGCACGGCGCGTGCGTCTGTTGAAGATGAAGCGCGTACGCAGTGGGCGGCGATGTCGCCCGAGGAGCGCAAGAAGTACACGCGAACACGCACGACACGCGACGGCAGAAAGGTTGGCGGCAACACGCCGTCATACGACGCTTACCTGCGAAATAAGATAGTGTCGCGTATGGCAAAACAGTTACACATAGCAGAACATAAACACTAGAAGAAGCGGCGAAAGCCGCTTTTTTCATGTCGAAAAGCCGCACGGCTTGCAATGGGCGCAAAGCCTAGAAAGAGGAACAAATGAGCCAGGAAGAGACACAGGCAACCGAGGGCGCAAAGCTCGAAGATACCGCAGCCACAGCCGAAGTTGAGCAGCCACAGGCAGAAGAGCCAAAAGAACAGGCAGAGCCAACAGAGCCGACTACCGACTGGAAGGCAAACTCGCGCAAGTGGGAAGACCGCGCAAAGTCTAACAAAGAACAACTGGACGCAACATTAAAGGAACTTGAAGAGTTGAAGGCTTCACAGGCTACTAACACAACCGAGCAGCTAGAGCAAGCCAACGCAAAAATCGCGGAACTCAAACTCAAAATCAAGGTTTCCACAGAGACGGGCGTTCCCGTGGAGCTGTTGCAGGGTTCAGACGAGGAAGCAATCACCGCAAGCGCAAATGCACTTACTTCTTACGCTCAGTCGTTCGCCAAATCAAACGCCGCATACCCGCTAGATAAGGGCGGCGCGGCACATTCAACCGCAGGCAATGTCGAGGACATCGCCGACCCCGTGGCACGCGTACAGGCACGCGCCCGAACTTTACTTTAAGGAGCAAAAATTATGGCAGCACCAGCAAACATCGTTAACGCCGCAGCGGTAAACGCTTCTCTTGACGTTGAGGTACTAAAGAACTTCCGCGGCCAGTATGACCGACTCGCAGAAATTCTCGGTATCTTCTCTCCAGAGGTTGTCGCAGCAGGCACAGCAATCTATCAGACCAAGTTTAACGGCACTCTCAACAACACCGCTTCCGGCACTGGTTATGTCGAGGGCGACGAGGTAGCACTCTCTAAGTTTGGCGTTGATAAGGTCGCAATCGACCCAATCCAGCTCGTCCCATACCGCAAGATGACCACCGCCCAGGCAATTCTCAAGTCTGGACACGTCCGCGCAGTCATGGGTACAGACGCGAAGATGATTTCCACCGTCCGTGCGGGCGTTGTTTCCGACTTCTTCGGCCTTCTTGCTAACGGCACTACCACCGCAAATGGCAAGGGACTACAGGCAGCACTCGCAAATGGCGTGTCTAAGCTCGGTGACGTTCTCGAGAACGCTAATGACGCAGCAGGCCGCGTTGTAACCTTCATGAACCGCCAGGACGCAGCCGATTACCTCGGAACTGCAACCATTACCAACCAGGACATTTTCGGTATGACCTACCTTGAAAACTTCTTGGGCGCAACTAATGTGTTCCTGACCTCCAAAGTACCAGCAGGCACTATTTACACCACCGCCGCAGAGAATATCCACGCTTACGCAATCGACTTCAGCGGTCTTGGTGAAGCTGGCATGCCTTATGCAATCGACGAGAGCGGCATTATCGGCGTTTCACACCGCCCAGCATATGACCACGTTTCCGTCGAGACAAACATTCTTCGCGGCGTTCGCTTTGTCCCAGAGATGAAGGACTACATCGTAAAGACCACCATTCAGAAGGCAACCGCCTAAGTTAGGACGTAACCATGCCCACAACATACGCAACAGTTGAAGAGTACCGACTTGATACAGGCGACCACGAGAGCGCGGCCGACCGTGTTTCAGCCGTACTTATGCAGCAGTCCGCAAAGTTGAGGGCGCGTCTGCAAATCTCGGAAAAGAAAAGACTAACCGCAGACCAGCAGGCGTTAGCGCGCTTGCTGGTCACAGACGCAGCGCGTAAAACGCTCGTCCCGCCAACACTAGACGGTTTCGGCGATATCACAGGCGCGAAGGCCGCGAGCTTCTCCGCTAACGGCTTTCAAGGCTCGGTGACAATCGCCAACCAAAGCGGCAGTGCATACTTCGACCGTGACACGCTAAACGTGCTTAAACGCTCTCTCGGGCGTTCGGCGCGTATAGGCGTTATTTGTCCGTGGTAGGTGATGCCGCATGCTAGGCGAGACGGTAGACGTTTTAACGCGTACTGAAACAGGCCGCGACGGCATGGGCGAACCAGTCTACGAAATGGCGCAAAACACTGTTGAGGGTGTTTTGGTTCGCCCATTATCCACTCTTGATATAGAAGCGCGTATCCGTGACGCAGGCAGCGCGGACGTACGCCCCGACGGCGTAGAACTCAAATACTCGCTTGCCTTTCCTAAGACGTACACAGGCGATTTAACGCACGCAAAAGTTGTGCTCGTTGACCGTGTACGCAATGGCGACCGCGACGCAATGACGTTCGATGTCGTCGGCTCACCCGACAGAACGCGCCCATGTCCTACACCGTGGAACATGATTGCGGAAATCGGGGTGCAGCATGGGTGATGTGACTTTTGAGCCAGTGCGTATCAACAAAGCAGCCGTGCAGGAAATCTTCAAAAGTCCCGCAATGCAGAGCCTTGTTAAAGAACGCACGGCAGAAATCACCGCAACAGCAAACGGAAAAGTTGAGAGTAGCCGTTCACCAAAGAGCCGAAATAGTGGAAACGCATTTACGGCAACGGTGAAGGTTGGCCGCGGCACGGCGTTTGGCGTTGTTAAGCCCGCTTCTTTTGAAGGTAAACACGCCGCGTCACACGGCGTACTCGATGAATTTTTGGACTGATAACATGCCACGACTAAATATCCAAGGCGACGTTAGACGGCGATTGCAGGAGCACTTCAAAGGCTTCACAGTCGCCGTTTCTGTTCCCGAAAAGCGAACGTTTCCGCTTGTGGTCGTACGTCGTACCGGCGGCGCACAAGAAGAGGGACTAGACCGCGCAACGCTAACCGTTCTTGTTTGGGACACCACCGAGCAGAAGGCATACGACGCAGCCGCGGCAGTTTCAGACGCAATCGCGCTTCTTCCGTTTTATGCGGGATACGCAAAGGTCAAGGAAACGTCTTTCTATTCCGATTTTGACACTTCAACTAAAAGCCCACGTTATCACATCAGTTTTAACGTTTGGACTTATCTACCAAAGGAGAATTAACACATGGCAGCAGAACTTAACGCAAAGCTGGCGACTTCCTCCAACCCAGTTGCAGGTCGCGGCATTTGCTATGTATCTTTCAAGGCAAACCCTACATTGCCAACCAACGCAACCGCTGATATGTCTACCCTTACAGACTTCGAGTCTTTGGGTGAGCTTTCAGACGGCGGTTTCTCTGAGAGCCGCTCTATTAGCTCCACAGACCACAAGGGCGCACACGGCACTATCATCATGACCACCATTGATAGTGACACCACCAAATACAAGGCTTCTTTCTTGGAGGTTTCCCGTGCCGCCGTTGCAAAGCTGCGTTTTGGTGACACTTCCGTTACCGAGACAACAGGCGATGTAACAAAGATTGATTTGCAGCCTTACAAGGGAACACCTCACGCCTTCGTATTCGAGGAGGAGGAGTCAAACGGTTATAAGCGTCGTACCGTAATCAAGCGCGGCGTTATTTCCGCATTCGACGAGGTTTCCCACAAGAAGGGCGACCTTATGGCATATGGTATGGACATCACAGTCAATGATACCGATGACGGCTCGCCAGCCGTTGTTATCTACCGCGCAAAGATTAGCGCATAGCAACTATCGGACGCACCCCCTCCACGCGAGGGGGTGTTTTTTATTTATTTCAACTCGTAGAAAGTGAACTCAATGAACGCTAAATACCTTGACATGATGAACGCGGAAGAACTCGAAGATTACGCGCAAATTCTCGGCTTTACCACTAAAGCGGCAAAGACTAAAGCCGCAAAAGTACAGCTAATCGAAACCAAGCGTTCAGAGAGTGCAGAAGTTGAGATTTTCGGTACTAAGTTTGTTATCCCAAAGAAGAAGTTTCACGATATGAAAATTAGTGAACTTCTTTCTAAGCCAAATCGAACAGACGACGATTTTGTCGAAGCTATCCGCATGCTTCTAGGCGACGAGCAGTACGAAATTATCTATGAAGCAGTACGCGACGAGGACGGAACAGTCGATATTGACGGCCTAGTCCTTGTATATAAGCGTCTGTTCCAAAATGAAGCACTAAAAAACTTCTAACGCTTGCGCAACTCGAAGAAGGCCATATCCGCGAGCTGCGACACGACTTCCGCGCATATTACCACGTCGCATATGACGAAGTAGAGCCATCCGAAGCAATCGACCTAATAATGACGCTTCCGCCCGGCTCTCTTTACGTTGCCGCGGTGCGTCCCGAGTGTGCATGGTCGATTGAGCGCGAAGCCTTAGCAGATATCCAAGACTTGATTTACACGGCCATGTGGGCGCGCGGCATGTGCAGCACGGACGAACCGCCAACGGTGGTACGTCCTCGCGATATTGAGCGCACTAAACGAGAGCGCGAGCGAACCAAACAAGCAATTAAACGACTCCAAGACCCAAATGTTAAATGGGAGGAGGTAACGGAATAATGGCAGAAATCGGACGTTCTGACCTTCTGATTGTCCCTAAGTTTGAAAGCAAACTTTCTGACACAATCAATAAAGAACTCGGCGTCGCGTCAAAAAGCGCGAGCAATACAGGCCACGCAATCGGCACGCAAACCGCGCAAGGTTTTAGCGGCGGTTTTGCACAAGCTGGCATTGTCGCGGGTGCTGTTAGTAGCATTGTCAACCGCGCTATGGCTTCTATCCAAGACCACGTCGGAGCGGCGGTATCACGTTTCGATACGTTGACGCTTTACCCTCGCACAATGCAGTCATTAGGCTTTGCCGCGAAAGAGTCAACGGCAAGCATTAACTATATGTCTGACAGACTCCAGTCATTGCCTACACAGCTAGATACCATGGTTCAGACGGTCAAGGGACTAGCGGTCATCACAAACGACCTAGACCGCGCAACCAAAGTTGGCCTTGGTTTGAACGATATGCTTATCGCTTCCGGTGCAAACCAGCAATTAGCGTCGGCGGCAATGGAACAGTTTAGGCAGATTTTGTCTAAGGGTAGACCAGATATGCAGGACTGGAAGTCCCTCATGCAGGCAATGCCTGGACAGTTGACGCAGCTTGCGCATGCTCTTCTCGGCCCTACATACAACGCCCGTGATTTGTACGCAGCTCTAGGCGGCGGCAAGCAAAAAGAAGGCGGCGCGATTTGGGGCACTGTTTCTATTGACCAGCTCATAGACGCTATTATCCGCTTAGACCTAGAAGGCGGAGCGGGTATTACGAGCTTCAAAGACCAGGCACAAACCGCAGCGGGCGGCATTGAAACGCAAATGGCGAACATGAACAACGCCATTACACGCGGCCTTGCTGGAACGCTTGAAGCTATCGGAAGCGTGAATATTGCGTCTTTCTTTGGTGATGTTCGCGGCGGTATCCTTGCTGGCTTTAAGACCTTCAATGGCTTTATTAAAGACGCGGTGCCTACAGTTAAGGCATCAATTCCCGTTTTCCAAGCACTCGCACCCGCCGTCATTGGCGGCGTTGCGGCATTTTCACTATTCGGCAAGGTAGAGCCTATCATAAAGGCAACAAGCACGTTTAACATGCTTGCCAAAGCTGCTTCACAGTTTGCATATGGTGGCGTGTTTAACGTTATTAAAAGTGGCTTTACGTCACTTGTAAGCGCGATCAACCCCGCGACCGTCGGTATCGTTGCTCTTGGTGCGGTTGTTGGTATTGCTGCTTCTCAATTCATGAAGATGAAAGAGCATAGCGACGGAATTGCTAGCGGCTTGAAATCGATTAGCGGCGGTGCCA